AACTTGATTATCTATAACAGCAGTTTTACCAAATGATATATCACCATCAGTATAATCATTATATGTTGCACTTGTTAATTTAACACCACTATGTCTAGAACGTTCAAATGATTTTAAAGATTCATTACTATCTTGAACATCTGTTTGGAGTAAAATTGAACCAGATTGTTGTAAAGTTCCACTTATATAAGAATATATTGGAGTTAGTTTTGATACTTTTATTGAAGGTCTACTTACTAAAGAATTATTTAAAGTAACATTAAAATCAGTATGTTCAAATTGATATGAACTAGAAGTTGTTGTTACTAAGAATGGATTTGGGTTTGAATCTTCAAAATATTCATTAATATCAGGCCAACTTCCACTCAATTCTCCACTATAAAATGCTTCTCTATTACCAGGCAATAAACTATATAAATAATCATTATCCTCAGCAATTACCGGCCCATTATAATTAGCTTCATATATTGATTGGTTGGTAATATTAGGTTGTAGTCTTTTAAATTTAATTCTTTCTAAATTTTGAGGACGTATAGTAACACCAGTTAATAATGTAGATCTTCCAGGTACATAATCCTTTAACATTTTAAATAAAGAATTATCAAAAAACTTTATTAACCCAATAAAACCAGCATAATCAAATTCTGTTGTGAAATTTGAACTAATATGAGAATGTCTTAAAGTGTTTAATGTAGGATAACTTCCACTAAGTTCAAAACGAGGATCACCTATGTAATCATCAATTTCAAAATCAGAAATAACAGAAGAAATAGATGATGATAGAACATTATCTATTTCATTTTGAGGTGAGAATGAAATATCAATTTTGTGATAATCTGTTGATCTGGTTGAAACAATATTGGTTGATTCTTCTTCAAGACGTACATGAGGAGATAAAACACTTCCTGTAATTTGAGTATTAATAACTCTAATTTTCTCACTATTACTATCTAATAATGTATTTTGTTTAGTATTACCTCCAAATTCTTTAATAGGTAAAATACTACCTGTAATACCAAATACGTTAATCAAATGATCTAATCCTTTATTACTACCTTTTGATTTAAATAATAGAGGTAAATTATGGTATATTCTCTTATATACCTCAGCAATTAAATCTTTTTTAGGAATATTATTTAAATCACCAATACTACCACTATTAGCTCCTAGTAAAGCTAAATCTAAATCTACATCCGCTTTACTATTATATAAATGAACTCCTAATGATTGTAAAGCATGAAATACAATATCTTTAGATATACCCTCTTCAAGATTATTTTCATTTTTATATAAATCCGTTATTGATTTTAAATAAATCCATATATTATCAAAATACTGACCCATCATGTTAACAAATGTTAAGTATGGGGTATTTTCTGGGTCTTCAAGTAAATAACTAGGAATTAATCTTATTAAATTATCTTGATTATCTAGATCATAATCTTGTGATGATGTTATCCTACTGTTATACCAATTAGTAACAATAGATGATGTTACTGGTTGTAATATAAAAGGTTTAGTGTTTGTTGTTTTTGGATAAGCGTATGAGCTTGATTCAAAATACATATATTTTTCATATCCATCAAAACCAGTAATAATTGAATTAATACTTGATGAATAATAAGCTAATTCTGTTGCTTTAGTGGATAAATTGCTAGATGATATAATAGATGAAGTAATCTCATAATTTTGAATCGTAGTAACTTTACTTACAAAATTTGCAATTCTACTTTCAGCTGAGCTAAATCTAATAAAATCATCAAAGTTTGTGTAATCTACGTTAAGATCAACAGATCCTTCTAAATATTGGTTAATAAAATTAAAATTAGAACCTGTTAATTGATTAACTAAACTATTATAGTTGTGATAAGGTGTACTTATATTATTAAAATCAACTTTAACACTAAAGTTAGGTCCTTTAATAGTTGGTCCTGCATCTAATATTAATAATCTATCTAAATTAATACTAAAGGTATAACTGTCAATAATTTCATCTACAACCCAAAAAGTATCTTTTACAGAAATGCTTTCCGAAAGTGGTTTATATAATTTGATTAGGACATAATGTGTATCTTCTGTTGTATCTAAATCAACATTAATAATAACAGGTGTATTATTTCTTCCAAAATTTGCTAAATAATATTTTAAATAAGGAGTATTATTAATCTCATTGATTAAAATATCTGTTTGTTCCTTTATTAAACTATTATTTAAAAAAGTAGAACCTACTTTAATTTCTGTTCTATCATCAGATATTTCTTTGATAAAAAGAGGTGAAAGCGGAGTACCTATTTTATTTCTAAAAAAATTATATATTACTTGAAATTCACCATTACGATATTGTTGTTTTAAGTCTTCTATAGGATCTATCTCTAAAGAAGAATAAGTACCGTCTAAGTTTAAAGCAACATCTGATGGAGATTTATATGATAAATATGAATAAGATCGAAGTAAAGGTTTGCCTAAAATATCATTAATATGATATTCTACATAATCTTCATCTAATCCAAAATTATTTACAATTTTGTCTTGGCCTAATAAAATAATATCTTTTTCATCAAACCTATTTGCTTGAGTAGTACTATTAATATTTCCTATAATCCTTATCTCAGCCATTATTTTTTATTCTTTGTATAATCTGTAATAATTGTTTTTGCTTCTAAGAGTTGTTGTCTTAAAGAAGTAATTTCATCAAGCAATGCTTGAATATCTAAATCATCTGCTAATTTAACTCCTAAATATTCTGCTTCTTTATCTAAAATATATCTATGAGATTCAACCTCTCCTTCTTTAGGAATTTGAAAAAATAATTCTTCATACAGCTGGAAGAAATCTTCAATAGTAAAGTCAGGAGTAACTATAGTTTTAGAAAAAAAACTAAAATTTGTGTCTAATACACTTTCATTTCTTCTTAAAATAGTTTTATCAACTCTTATAGTAGTCATTATCTAATTACTTTAAAAATATAATCTTCATCAAACACAATAGTTGAACCATCAATTATAGATTTAATTAAAATCTTATAAAATCTTTCAGGTTGTAATCCACTCATGTGAACTGTAAAGAAACTTGAAGTTGGATCAGCACTGATTTTAGTGTAATTAGTATCAAAATCTACTATCCATTCATCTGTATCTAAATCTTTAATAGCCCAATATGATGAACTAGGTAATAATTTAGAACCAGTTACATACAATTGATTTGCATTAAATGTTCTTGGTGGGTATTGATCTCTAACTCCTAATCTAAATTTATTAACTGAGTCTTGTTGAAATTCTTGTTTATTATTCTTTAATGAGACTACAGCTTTATGATTGTTAGTTACAGTTAAACTACCAGTAACGAATGTACTATCATCCCATCTGATTTCCAAACAAGGTGGGTAGATTGTGTGAGTATCTGAAGAGAAATATTTTAATTCAAATGGTGAACTTCCTGTTGAAAATTCAATACTACTTGAATGTTTTAAAATAAATCCTTCATTTTGTATTTTTACTGCAGCAAATGGATTTGTTTCAAAAGCATAAAAAGCAGCTACAGTTGGTGTAACATCTATTTCAATATCTTTTTCATCATTATTAGTAAATAATTGAGAAGCTGTTGGTGTTGCAAACCAATCACCCCCACCACTCACCCAAGTATTTATTAAAGTTTTATAATTCCAACTTACACCACCAGTTGTAGATGGAACATTTGCTAAACGACCTGTACCAACATCCCAAGATCCTGAGATAGGATGGCACATTATTCTATAGTCTAAAGGAATTTCAGAGGCATTTGCTAGGTATAACTTTAAGTATGCTTTATAGCTGCTTCCAGACACTTTGCTAGCAATGGTATTAACTATTTCGCTAGTTGAAAATTTAATAAGTGCTCTAGAAGATTCTCTAGTATTTTCAATAGCACTTTCAAATGTACTAATTTCTAGAATTTCGTCCATCCCTGTATTAATTGCAGGGTAATATGAGAAAATTGTTGCGTCCTTTTCAGGGAATAGTTTGTATACGGCCATGTAAAAGAGTTTCCGGTTATGCTACATATAAATATAGCAACCGGAAACTCCTATTTAATTATGTGTTATTTAAATATTATGCTAACAATGCATGATATTCTTTAAAATGTTTAATTCTATCTGCCAATCCAATTGTTCCACCATTAACACGCTTAGTAATTTGTGTAACAACAGCATCTGTTGCACCACCATCGGCTAATTTATGTAAACCATTCTTACTAAAGAACCACGCTGCAGAAAGTAATGCATATTTGTCTGATACTACATCAGGATTTAATGTTATATTCTCATTAATTGCTTTCCCAAATTCGGTATAATTTGCTTTACCTGTTAATTGAATATATCCTCTACCTCTAAACTTAAATCCATCACCAGATGCTTCATCACCATTCGCCATGCGATTTGCATAAACTTTATTAGCAATCTTTTGTGGGTTTCTAGCATATGGGGTAGCTGCTGCTTCGGTTGGAAAATACTTTTTAAAAGTACCAACTAATCCTTTAGCAGAATAATTTAAATTTTCTTTTGTTGCTCTAAATCCACCGGATTCATGACCACATTGTGCCAAAAAATGAGCTAAACGTAATGGAGTATTTATTTGGAATTTTTCCATAACTCCTGGAATTTGGGCTATAACAGCCTCAGGAATGTGTCCTTTTAATTTTTCTAGGTTCATATTTTATTTAATTTATAGTGTTACAATTCGTCCTTGAATATCTATATCAGGAAATCTAACTTCAAATATAGAAGGATCTAATGATGGGTATAGTATGTTATTTCTAATAGCACCTGGAATATCATAGCTATATATAGAATAATTACCTCCAGATTTATTTACAATTTCTACCTTAGATATTGATTGAACTCCTCTAACTTGTAATAAAGTTGAATTCACATCAGATATAACTAATGGTTTATTTATCTGCATGTTTTCAATGCTAAATCTATCTTTTAAAGCTTTTATACAATTACTTAATACTTCTTTATTATTAAATGTTGGTAAAACAGAAATATCAAAATTAATACCTATATTAATATAATAAGCATTTTTAATATTAATAGCATCTGTAGCCATTCTATATTGTGATAAATAATTTTTAATATTATTTTTTAATACAGATGATGGCATAACTAGTTGTTTACTGGCGTTGTATCCTAAAGTATATAAACTGATAGATAATGGATTATTATCTAATAATCGATCATTTCCTGAATTTTGAGATAAAGCAAAATCATTAATTGCATATACTTTAGCTACTGATCCAAAATGACTAGGCATGCTAAGTACTCTATTAATATAATCTTCTTTAGTCACTACTCTGTTTTGAGAAGAAAATGAATAGAGAGTATTTTGTCTAATTTCTTCAACAGTATCTTCATTTCTACCCCCAACCGCAGGTTCAGGATTAGTAATAATCATACTATTAAAAATATCTACATTTTGTGGAGAAGATACATTACCATTAAAAGTAATGTCATTTAGGTTAAATTTTCTATTTACAATCTCATTAGATGAAATATTAGATGCAATTCCACCCCCCACTAGATATTTTATAGTTAACACACCTGTTGGTGCTAATCCATATTCTCTGGTAGTTACTACTGTTGCCTTGTTAAATGAATTATTTGGATCATAAACATTAGCATTTATACCAATATTTAGATTATTTGGATTTGGTAGTATAGTAGAATCTGAAGAGGTATTAATTCCTGCTCCAAATTGTAATTCTAAATCACCATTTTCTTTAAATCTAGTAACAAATCTTTTAGGTGTTTCTATATAACTTAATAAATAAGGAATAGAATCTGTATTATAGGATGGATTTGTAGCTTTTTGTGGTATACCTTGTTGAGCTAAATATGGTACTTCATACCAAATTCCATTTGTACTATCTGTTACTTGTAATATATTTAATATTTGATCATCAGCTATAGTAGTACTGGTGAATTTTTGTGGAGTTGATCCAAAATCAACAGTAGTTGTTTTAATTTCTGCTGAAATAGCTTTTACAATTTTTGTAACTCTAGCAAATCCTGTACCTTCAAAAAATATAGTTCTGTTTTCTTCTTTTGAAAAATCAACTAATTCCGTAGTTAAAAATTTTACACCATTTATACTTTCAACAACACTATTTTCAGGAATTATCATATAATAATTACTATCTGGGATTTGTGTATTGTTTAGTAGATTAGTAATTAATGGTACTCGTTGAGATATTTGTAAATCAACATATGAAGCATATGACATTTTAGGTCTATACCCCAATGCATAAGCTAAGGAAATAGCATTACTTTTTTCTTTTGTATATAAAAGTAAATTTTCTTGAAACTGAGTATCTAAATAGAAAGATAAAACATCCCCTACATAAGAAGCCATTTCAATAAACATCATCCCTGGTGATGCATCTGAGAAATCATTATGTACTGAAGGAAAGTAAGTTTTAGCATGATTAATCAAAGTTGATTTAAAATCACTAAAACTTTTATTTAAATACGATATGTTTTTTGTTTCAGACATTATTCAAAGTTAATTTGTATTTCATCACTTTCTCCTGATATTTTCATACTATATTCAACTTTCACATTTACATAGTTTTGATCTGGTTCTGGAGTAATGATTACATTTTCTAAATTTATTTCAGGTATAAATGTTTGTATACCAACTCTTATATTATTATTAATTTTATTAATATTATCAGAATTGATAAAATCAAATATAGATTTTTTTATATCACACCCAAATTCAGGATTTTCAATCCTTTCACCTTTATTAGTTAATAAAAGGTTAATTAAATTGTATTTTACTTGTTCTTTAGTACTATATGTGCTTCTAAAAGCAGAAGGCTTATTAAAAGGGATACTAAGACCAACTGCAATATTCTTTTGCAAGTCTCTAGGATCGACACGATATATTGTTGGTGTAGGCATTATTATCCTTGTTGCATCATTTGTCTCATTTCTTGAGGGCTGAGGTTATTAGCAGTATCATTAATAAAAGCAGCAAACGGATTATCACTGTTTGGAATTACTTGTAAATTAGATTGAGGTTTATTACCTGCGGGCATTCCGAACATTTCGGCCATTTTATTACCCATTTGTGATCTCATTCCAACACTATGAACATCACCACTATCAAATGATAATGAGCGATTTTCAGTAAGTGGTTGACTTTGTACAGCATTTCCACTTTTTAATTGTTCCAATAACATTAAGCCAATTTCTTCACGAACTGCTTCGCGAACTGCTTCTTTAATAACTGATTTGAATTGTTTAGCATCCATAATAATAAATATTAAGCTTTAAGATTTCGTTGATCTATGATTAATTTAAGTTCTTCAATGAGGATATCAGGATCTAATGTAAATGAACGTGATGATTGTAATACTTCATTTTTATCTGCATTTAAAGCAACGGCATAACGACGTGCATTTCCTGCTACGACGAATCTTGAATCGTTTTCTTCTTTTATAGCAAATGTAAATCCTTTGTAATCTGATGTGATTGCACCTAAATTTCCTGATGGTGAAAGTGCTGATAGAAGATTATCTAAATCGGTTCTATCAAATGCTGTTAGATTTGAAGGTTCTTCAAAAAATCCATCAATTTCTTTAAGTCTTTCTTTTTGTTCTTCTAATTCTTCAATAATCCTATCTAATAACAATCGTATAATAGAAACAGCAGCTAGTAATCCTGTTATTATTTTAATAGCTAATTCGTATTTTTTTCTAAATCTTTCTTTAGCAGGTGTAACAACATCAGGTAACGGACCTGGTGGGGTAGGTAATGGTAAGATTACATCAGCTAGTACTAATACTATATCTAGTACCGATAATATAAGTGAAATTCTTTCTAAAATATTTTTTATTGAATTAATTTTAGCTTCATTTTCATTTATAATTCTAATAGCATTATTTCTTAATAAAGTTGCTTTTCTAATGTCATCGTTAGATTGAATATTATCAATAACATCATTAACATTATCAACTAATTCTTCAATTCTTTTATTTCTTACTGATATTAATTGACTGGTTATGGTTAAAGAGGCCATAATCAGTGGAATAGGATTTTTTTTAGCTGATGCTGCAGCTCCTCTTAATAAATCTTTTATTATCCTAGCGTTTTTCCCTTTAACTCTCTTATGACTTCTTTTTAAAAATCCATTAATTTTCCCATCAGCTGCATTTAATTTTATTAGAATTGCGTCTCTACTATTATTAATTAATGTTTGGTAGTTTGCTGTTTTGCTAGTTATAAAATCTTGTAATTCTTTTATTTCTCTATCAAAATTTCCCTGAAGGGTTTCTTTAATTCTGTCAACTTCTTCTCTAGTAATTGATTTATTTTCAATGCGTTTATCTAAATCAGCAAATTTTTTAAATAAATCTTTTGTTAGACTTTCAATTTTATTTTTAGCTTCTTCAATATCATTTAAGATAAGTTGAATGGGGTTAGTACTTATTTGTCTTTTAATTATTTCACCAACATTGCTTTTAAGAGATTTTAATTTACTCTTAGCTGATGCTGCTTTAGATACTAATCCTGATACGTTGAATAAATTAGCCATTATTTTGCTACTCTTACTTTTTGTGATTTAATTTTTTCTAATTTAGGAATTAAATTATCTACTGATTCTTTTAATCCTCTAGCAGCAGTATTAAGCTGAGTCATAGGACTACCTTCAGATCCATTTAATGCTGATGAACATATAGTACTAAAGGAAGATAAACCTATTAATAATGAGTTTAATAATCTAATAGTTTCATTACCTAACAATGCTGGTTCTTCAGGAACTGAATTACCATTTAATCCTAGTAAAATGGTTGGTGAATTAATTACAAATTTATCATCAGCATCTAAACTAATTGTATTTTTTGTATATAATTCAATATTATTTTGAGCAAATATTAAAACATTTTCTTTTTTAGAGTTTATAATAACTCTATCAGATGTTAATATAGCTTGAGAACCTTCTAAATATTTGTTTGGTAATGAAGTAGTAGTAAGAGGATTTAATTTTGTCTTAGATACTTCTAATGGAACTTTTTGAGTAGATGTTAAATATAAAGCAGAAGCATCTTTATTAATATCTTCAACATATAATTTACCACTTCCAAAACTATGACCATTGGTTAAAATAGTAATTGGATCACCATTTTGTCCACTATCACTCCAAAAATTTTCTCCTGTATTTATTTTATTTGTACTACCAAATCTTAAGGTATTTCCAAATCTTCCTTCAAGTATATAATCACCTTCAAAAGGTAAGATTGATTCAATATTTTGATTTTCTTCAAAACCTAAACCTAAAGGAGCTTCAGGATCTGCTGTTTGAGCATTTTGGTGATTATTACCCCATAAATTTATATTTGTAATATAATAATATGATGGAGTTGATCTTGAATTAGATGATTGTGACTTTACTGAAGGTAAAGAAAATACTAGAACTAATTCTCCTTTTAAAGGATAATATTTTTGATTTGGAAAAAGAGGCTTAGCTGTTGAATAACCTAATACAGTTTTACTTGTTTGGTTTTCTACGTAGTTATCCTCATTTTTACTACTATCATAAGATTTAAACAGAACGGTACCTATCCCTTGCCACCCACCACATTCTTCAAAAACCTTTTTAGAAGGTGTTTTTTCATCCATAACCGTAGCAAATACCTTTCCAACCTTAAATCTAAAGGGAGGGGTAGATGATCCTGATGATGATTTTGTTATAGATGATAAACCATACTTAATTGCCATTTTCTAATATTTTAGTAGCATTAGTAT